TTCTACATAGATGTATTCTCGTGTAAAGACTATGATGAACGCATAGTGGAAGCACTCGTTAAAGAAGTGTTTTCACCAGAAAGATTAGAGAGTAAGATTATTTTTCGTGATGCTAATAAAGAACTTGTATAAATAGAATGACTGAAGTTGCTACGACCACTATCACTTGGAATACTCGTTTGGAGCAATATTTCGCACATACTGGAGAGAAAGCCCATTGTCTATCGTGGATACATCGTAAGGCAGAGGAACTCTATAGTGGGCGTTCTGTATGGATTGATTTGCCCGTGATTATTTTAGGGACATTGAATGGTGCGGTGTCTGTTGGTTCAGAAAGTTTATTTGGTTCAGCACAATATGCTTCCATTGGTGTTGGATTAATAGCACTTATAACTGCTATTCTATCTACGATAGGGTCATACTTTGCGTGGGCGAGGAGAGCAGAAGGACATAGGATTTCTGCCCTTAACTATGCTAAGTTATACCGCTTCCTAAATATTGAAATGTCCCTTCCCCGACACGAAAGAATGACTCCTAATGATTTATTAAAGTATGTTAAAACAGAGTATGACCGCTTATCCGAGATTAGCCCTCTCGTGCCTTCCGTTATTATCAATCTTTTTCGTCAGAAGTTTTCAGACGCTAAATACGACGAAATCTCTAAACCAGAAGACACCAATGGATTACACGCAATCAGCATCTATGACCCAACAGACGATATGCGAAGAGTCCCATCAACATTGGAAGGACAGAGTAATATTCAAATAACACCTAATAGTCCTTTCACTCCCGTTGAGAATATACTCTTAGTAGAACAACATAGACTAAGTAGAGATATGTCTTAATATGTGTATTTGTAAAATACCACTATTAAGAGTTTAGAATGCGTGTGCCGCCCAACCTACCGCTCCACCAACCCAAAAGACGATACACATAGCACCTACTGGACCGGGAAACGCAAAAGGACCAGCAACACCATTGAAAAGATTGCCTCCACCATCAACAACATTTGGACCAGCCAATCCTTGCTTACATAACAAAAACCAATGACCCACTTCCCAACCACCCAATGGAACAACGAGTGTAATAGGAATACCAGCACCAACTACCGCATCAACAGATACTAAGTTTCCAGCATCTCCAAAGACATTGTTTGGACCAATAGCATCTGCTACATTCTGAACGGCTAATCCGAGATTGCCGTCAAATATCTTTAGCAACTGACCCGCATTACCAATAGCCTTTCCTCCACGCTGAAACAATCCACCATACGAACCTACTGCTGGATTAGTAGAAGCCGCATTATTGACTAATACACCTATACTCTGACCCGCACCATTGACGCCTACCACACGAACACCAGTAGCATTTCCAGCCGTTGATACAATCTGTGTTGCTTCATATCCAATAGAAAATCCACCACCAGCACCATTATTGTCAATATTAACGGCAGAAAATCCCTTTGCTCTGTTTTCGGCAATCACATCTCTTACACGACTACCAATAGAGTTGGCTGAAATAATATTTCCACACTCAACACCGAAGGCTTGAGTTAATGGATTAGCGGGGTCTTGATTAACGCCATTAATATCAACACCAACAGCAGAGTTATTACCCGCTACATTACCAATACCAATAAATCTCCCACCAAAGGAAGTAGATGTAGCACTTTCTACACCAGTCGCACTCACACCTACCGCAAAACTATTATTGGCTTGAATATTATCAGCAGAAAAACCATAGGCTCGTCCATCAGCATTTACATTTCGTATATTAGCACCACGAGCCTCTGTTCCCACAGAAGGAGCATTCAATCCATCTACATTCACACCGAGAGCAGAACCACTATTCGCAGTAATACCCAATACATCTACACCCGTTGCTACTCCATTATTCGCAGTAATACTATTTATAGAAACACCAAAACCATCTGCGTCGCCTTGAACGCCACTTGCTACAACACCATAGGAAGAACCAGTAGTAGCAACAATATTATTAAGTTCAGCACCAAAAGCATTTGCCCCAGCAGTTATTGCGTTTATATTAATAGCCCTTGCGTCTTGTCCCGCATTAAGAGATGTCATTTCATATCCAGTAGCATTACCGAGAGTAGCATCTACTGAGGTTAGATTTACGCCTATAGCATCTGCGGTTGCGGCGTTTATAATAGCAATATTCATACCAGCACATCTATCACCAGTAATGCCTCTAATGGTTTCACCAGTAGCCGTTCCAGTTGTGGCGGTTATAGACTGAATACGCAATCCTTCCGCATCTGAGTTCGCACTATCTATATTAGTAATCTCACAACCAAACTGCGGGTTCGCAGTAGGATTGTTCCAGTTTTGAATGGTAAGACCTACTTCGGGGGCATTAGGATAAGTATAACCACCTATTGGCTGAATAATAGTAGTAGCATTGATTTCACAACGAATATCAGCATTAATAGTCATCTGACCCGTATCAACATTAAGACCATCGGTATTACCAGTTTGTAGATTAAGGTCATTACCAGTGTTTGTGATGATAGTAGTATCTAAACCACTACCAGCGGGTGTTCCCTCAAGAGTGATAATATCCTCTATGGTATGTGCTGAAATGACACCCGCTGGGAGTGCGTCCATTGTTCCACCAGCAAGAGGTAGGAATAGACCACCACCGCCTCCCGCTGCTTGATAAGCAAGTTCTCCAGTTGTAGGGTTGATACTCACTACATTAGCAAGGGCTGGAATGGCTTGTGGAAGATTTGTTGCTGCCTTAATGTATTGTCCGTCAATAGAAGCAACTAAGTTTCCATTGACTACCCGTGATTTCAGAATACTTGCTACTGAAGACATCTCTATATACAGATGTTAGAAAAAATCTACACTAAAAAGATAGAATGGACGGCGGGATACAGAAAGTTAAACAATACGCTTTGAGTGATGATGATATTCGGAAACTACTCGGAAACAATATTAAGATAATGACATATCCTCAACTCGGAAAGTTAAACTCAGCAGATGAAATGTTTGATGATATGGGTCGTTTAATCTTACTATTCCCGAATGTATCACCTACAATGGGTCATTGGACTTGTTTAATAAATCGTCCTAATAAGATAGAGTTCTTTGACCCTTACGGCGATGCTCCAGACACAGACCAGAAAGACGGAATGACAAAGGGACGATTGGAGCAGTTAGATATTGATAGACCATATCTCACAAAACTACTCCGAGCAAGTGGGAAGCCGGTATATTATAATACACACGCATTCCAAAAAGAATCAGCCAGTGTAGCTACTTGTGGTAGGCATTGTGCCGTGAGGTTGTTATATGCTCCATATACACTTGATAAATACAAGAAGATTATTGATAAGAGTGGTTTAACTCCAGACAACTTTGTTTCTGGAATAACTTTTGATAAACTACGAAAATAATCTATCTACAGAATATAGAATGGCTTACAATCAAGGACGATTTGAGTTTGTAGGTGGAACGGCAGCATCACCGGACTACATCTATTATAACTGCGATATTATCAACAACAGAACCGATGACTTAAATCAAGTCGGACAAGCGTCCCCCGACCCTCAAGTAAGATTTAATGAAACTCGTGATACTGCTCTTGTTAAAGATGCCTCCCAATATCACTTTTCCATTGTTCGTTTTACTATGAATGGTGCTAATCGTGATTTACCCTTGTTTATCCCTAATATTCAGATAGGGCAGACGAATGTAAATCTAACATCATATTCTGTAGCAATACCATATCAGCAGACTTGGAATACATCTCTTGGTCCTATTGCTTTTAACATCACTTCAACACCAACATTTATTCAGTATCAGTCTGAAACACAGAACCCTATTCTTGCTCCACTTCCTCGTCCTCCAACTGACGAACAAGATTTGTCAAGTCGTTATTATTGGGTTTATACTTATCAGCATTGGTTAGACCTTGTGAATAATACTCTTGTTCTCGCACATCAACAGACATACACAGACTTTCAAACGGCGTGGGCGGCTGCTGGTCTTGTAGCACCAGCCAATCCTTTCCCTTATCCGACATTTGCTTCATTTCAAGCCGCCGTGATGACACCACAGATTGTCTGGGCTGATGAAACTAAACCAGTATTCACAATCTATGCTGATAGTGATGGTTTCGGTCAGCGTTTAGAGAACTTTACTCCTATTCCTTACGCACCAAATACACCCGGTCCTCAGACCGCACCTCGTCTTCGTCTGTTCTTCAATACGAATATGTATGGTCTGTTCGCAAACTTCAGCAACTTCTATTGGAATGTTCTTAACATACCCGCTATTACGATTGCTGGTATTACTTATCCAGCATTGGGTGTTGTTCCTCCGGGTTATGTGAATGAAATCATCTTCCCTAATAAGTTTTATAAGAATGTAGAGGATTATCGTCTAACACCTTTCAGTGGAACACCTCCATTGGGTTATGTCCCAGTAGCTCAACAGAAAGTCTATTGGGTGATGACACAAGATTTTAAGAGTGTGGATAGTCTATGGTCGCCAATCAGCAGTATTGTATTCACTACGACATTACTTCCAGTTAAGACAGAAGCCGCATCTCAACCTATCTTCTTAGGAACGGGCAACATAGGAGATTCTCAGCCTACAAGTAAATCTGCTTTTGAACCTATCATTACGGACATCGCATTAGACCAGAGTGTGGGTGGAGCAGATGATTATCGTCAGTTCATCTACTATGCTCCGAATGCTGAATACAGATTGGCTGATTTTGCTACTTCTAAACAAGAAATCAGAAATATTGACATACAAGTCTTCTGGAAGAACCGCCTCAATAACCAGTTGTATCCAGTGAATATGTTTAACTTAGCAAATGTATCCTTGAAGTTAATGTTTAGAAAAAAGGACGCAATGGGAGGTAAGCCCTAAAGACCCCGAGATGTGGAGGGTGGGGAGGCAAAAAACAAAAAGTCCTCTACGGGAAATCCAATCTGAAAAAGTTTAGGTTTTTGCCTCCACACCTTCCCCAACCCCATTTGTTTTATAAATCAATCTCTGGAACAATCTGTTTCAAGGATTGATTAATACCCCCGACCGGCAAGATTTGGATAAAAGATGGTAGAAATATTTTCGGGACACAGAATATAAGAATGAGTGCCGACATTGAGAAACTCGCAGTTCTGGATTCCCGTGTGGTTCAGTCCCGTCCTAAGTTCGCAGTTGAAAAGGGTGCGTTGTCCCTCACTAATGCTCCTTTTAACGCCATCGCAGCCACATCTTCCCAGCACACTTACAACATTTATGTCCCCAGTGAGAATGTTTTTGTGGATAGAAAGGTGCTTTGGTCTTCCACTTGTTTTATGAGTTTCACTACTACTCTCGCCAACATTCCCGCAGTTGGTGATTCCATTGTTGTTCCCGGTCGTGATTTTGCCCTTACACCTCTTCCTCTTAACTCCCTTTGCTCCACTCTAAGTGCTACTATTAATGACACTACTTCAGTCATTAACTCTCAAGATGTTCTTAAGGAAGTCCTCCGACTAACTGATTACAAGAAAAATCGTCTTGTCCGAACTGCTGCTACTATGCTTGATAAGTTCGCCAACTACAACGATGCTTTCGGTTGTCTTGCTAATCCTCTCGGTGGTTATGACTCTATGACCGATTATGACAATGTTCCTAATGGTTCTTTCCCTAACCTTGTCTTTACTGACCCCGCTGGAACTCCTCTTGGAACTGCCGCACCCGCCTATGTTGGTGCTACTTACGACGCAGTAAATGGTGTCCCCGTAGCAAACGCCCTCTCTGGTGTTGGTCCTCATAACATCTTTATTCGTTGGCGTTCCACTGAACCTATTGTTCTCTCTCCTTTCGTCTTCTCCGACGAATATGAATGGGATACTGGACTCTTCGGCATCAATAACATTCAGCTTATTATGAACTTGGTGTCATCTCCTTCTCGTGTAATCCGTAATACTAAGAGGGCTGGTCGCACTATCGCCAACATCGCATACAATGCTGGTGTTGCTAATGTGTTCCAAGAGTCCGTCATCAACGTCCAGTTCTTGACACCTTCTCTTGATGTTCCCCTCCCTCCTAAGAGTGTAGTCCCTTATATGGAGTTCCCTCGTTATATTTCTCAGTTCCAAGGAACACCTATCGCAGCGGGTCAGACGGGTCAGATTATCTCACAGACAATCACTCTCCCTTGTATTCCCGATTTGCTTATCATCTATGCTAAACCTTCAGCAGTTGGTGTAAATGATGCTGATTGGTATTTGCCTCTTGCTACATCTCTTGATGGTGTTCGTAATCCTCTTACAATCAACTTTGACAACTTCTCTGGTCTGCTCTCAAGCACAACTACCGAGCAGTTATACGGAATGGCGGTCAAGAATGGTCTATGTATGGATTATGCTACTTTCATCGGTCAAGTGAAATCTGCTGGTGGTTCTTATGGTGCTTTGGCTAATGGTCTTCCCGCTCCTAACAACAACTACGCTGCCCGTCAGCAAGGTCAGAATGTTCCCGGTGTTGGTTCAATCCTTGTCCTCAAGCCTTCTCAAGATATTACACTCCAGCCCGGTCAAGCCCCATCACTTGTAGGCAACTTCACTCTTCAGTTCAATATGACAGTGAAGAACACCTCAGATGTTCCTCAGACACCCCAGCTCTACGTCATCACCGCAAACTCTGGGTTCTTTGAGAGCATTAGGGGCAGCAGTAGAATCATTAAGGGAGTGCTTTCCGAGCAAGACATTATCTCTGCTCCTCTCGCACCTATGGGTGTCCGTGCTGAACTTGACCGCATTGTTGGTGGTTTCTCCTTTAGTTCTCTCGGTAATATCCTCTCTAAAGCCCGAAGCATCTATCAAGCCACTAAACCAGTGGTTTCGGCAGTGAAAGGATTGCTCCCAGAGGAAGGCACAATGGGTAAGATTAAGAGTGGTCTTTCCGCAGTAGGCTACGGAACTGGTGCTGGAACTGGTGCTGGAACTGGTGCTGGGACTGGTGCTGGTAAGAAATCCCTCGCAGCACGATTAATGTAGAAAGTAAATCTCAAAAAAAAGTTAGTATTACGAAACAAAATATTATCGCACATCTAAATATAAGATGTCAAGTCCCGCCGCAAATCTTGCTGGAACTCCCGCAGTAGAAACTTTTGCTCGTTTTGGAACTGCTACTATTCCGGCTGGTAATGCCTTATTCGCAGTAGCAGATACTGCTATTACCGCCAACTCTGTTGTTCTCGTTCAGTTAGTGTCTGATAATGGTGTTCTTGCTACTCAGCCCGGACACGCAGTATGCCTTCAGCCCGGAACTGGTTTTACTATCCGAACAACCACCAACGCAGTTGCTGGAACTGGTCTAATCTGTTCTTTCGCCGTTCTCCGTTATTAAAGATAGAGCGTTTGTTTGTTTATAAATATAATATCAATATACTTCAGAAGATGAACTATATTGATACTAACAACAAGATACACTTTGTAGATATAGCGGGAAACATAGTTCCATACATTGCTACAATAAAGGAGTGTATTCACCCGACAAAGGGGCAATATGAGTTTATAACACTTGAAACAAAAGACAAATGTTTTCGTAATATATGTGGGAGATGTGGTAATGTAGTTGTGGAGGGTGTGGAGGCAAAAACCAAAACTCCTCCTATGGGGAATGTTTCCTAAAAAAGTTTCCTTTTTTGCCTCCCCATCTTCCCCACCTACCACAAAATGTTAATAGCCAATGAGTTCGCAGAGAATGGGTCTTTTTCCCAATCACCTTTTATTTTTGTTGCTCTTGCTAAGTATCTCCGTCTATGGTCGTCTGCTTTAGCGTTCTTGGATAAAGTGTATAGAATGTAATCACCTAATCCTACCGCACCAAAGCGTATAATCTTTCCATCGGCATTCGGCATCTGTAGTTTATGTTTATCATCACTACTAAATCCGAGCATATTTTCTGGTAGTCCTTTCTTTTTAGCGGCTTCTTTAGCAGCTTCTAAATATTCTGTTGGATTAACATTCCATTTCTTGAGTTGGTTTGCGAACTTACGAGATGGATTCTGTCCTCCTTGTCCGTATATTGCGGTATTCACCAATCCTCCTAAATCTGTTATAGTTTTTGCTACAACACCAGTGTATGCTGGAAGTTCTTTAACAAGTTGTTCTATTGGTTGTTTAACAAAGGCATAGACTTCAGCATTTCCTAATCCACTTCCAGTGAGAATACCCATAATGAAATCTTGGCAGTTATTGTG